TTATAGGGGACGTGTAAAATGTCAAACAGAAAAATCGGCAAAAATTATTATAAGTGATTTAATCTAAATGATTTGTGAGCCTGATGATTAAAGAGGCGAGTTTGGCAAATTTTTCAATAATTGCCATTATTTTACAATTATTTACAATAACAATGAGAAATTATTTTGTACCGTTTAATATTTATTAACTCTGCAACAATAATCGCTTAGAACGCATTTAATGCAGCAGAACTGCCAATTAATTACCATTTATAAATCTCTTCAACGATCTATTGTGAATAGTTTATTTGTCACTTTAAAGTCACTTTAAAACTGAATTTTAAAGTGACAAGATAATTTTTGTCACTTCTTTGTATCTGTTTATAAAATAAATATTTATAGAAATATTTATTGCTGAAGGTAAAATTTTTAAAGTGACAGAAGTGACAAGAAGTAATAATTATTTAGATATGACATTGTAGCATAAATGAAGTGCTGACCGACTTTTGCTTACGCGCCACATGGCAGCGCCCCGGACCTCGCGGTGTAGGGAAAGTCGGCCAGCAAAAATTTGCAGACCGACCCATGTGGTTAGTAAGCACCGGAAAATTATTGAAATTAGATTTGAGTTACAATGTTAAATTTTATTTGGTGAGTTTATCTTAAGATTATTAAGTGCTTGTTATACGCTAAAGGATTTTAATTTTGCTCTGATTGCAATTTGAAAATTGGAAATATCTTGTCTATGCCCCTCAGGTAATGTCTGTTGTTTTTTTTTAAAATTTTCTAAAAGGCTCTGTTTTTCTTCTTTCTTGAAGTTGAATTTCATTTAAGCCATCCGTTTTTTATGTTTCGGGTTATCTTTTTCATCCCACCAATCTTCAAGTTTATAAATTTTTGGTTGTTCAATAATTCTGTTACGTTTTTTCAAGTCCATACGGACTAACATCTCAATGTAGGTAGATTCTTTCATCTCTAATTCGTCACATAGCTTGTCCATTTCGGTCTTAACAATCGGGGCTATTGTGATACATATTCTTAGTTTATTCATTTTTACATACTCTTAAAGTTTTTATTAAAGTTAAATCCTTTCCCAAAAACATTTTATGATTCTGCGCTCATTAACAGATGTTATAATTGTTTTGGGGCTATCTCTATTCTTTCGTCCCAAGTATTTGTTCTTAAATTTTCATTTATCCAGTCAATGTTTATTATTCCAGCATCTGCCAATAATTCGACTAAGTTAGAAATTAGTCTTTGCTGCTGGGTTATTCTTTCTTCAAGTTCTTCAATTTGTCCGTTTGCTTCGTTGTCTAATAAATAATCTTCTACTAAACAACCTAAGCTACAAGTAGTAGAGCCGGTATCGCTAATTTTTACAACCTTCATAATGTTTCTCCAAGTGTCCGCCCCAAAAAATTATAACTTGCATTTCTACGCCGGCACCTATCGGTTGTCGGCTAATCATATTTTTAGGGCTGTTGTTATTAAATAAATTATTTAGTTCCATATTTTTTGTCCGGTGCGGGTAAAATGCCACGCCGTTATATGCTTTACTTTCAGACTTCCACTCCAATCACTCGCAGAGCTTCATCAACCGTCTCAACAATGTGAATCTTCCCTTTCCATTTGTCGATAAATATTTCTTGCTCTGCTGTCAGTCGTCCACGGGCTTCTTCGTTCTTCACCTCGATTAAATAATTTTTTCCAAACACACCGCACACGAGGTCGGGAAACCCGTTACCGACTTGATTCGTAATGTGTACCGTAACACCAACAGAACGGAGCGCTTTTACAATTTCACTTTGGTTAAGATCGGCCCGGCTCATTCAAAGACCTCATCAGTATATCGAAATCCTTGAAAACCTTTCATTGTTATGGGTGGGTTGGCTTTAATGATCGGTGAGGAGACTTGAACCCAAATTTTAGCAGTGCGCGAACTGCCATCTGCGCAGTTTACCGCTTCATCTATTTGTTCGTAACCGATTATATTTGCCCGGTATCTGATAGCGCCATTGAAAAGTAAATAGAAATATAAAACATCATATTTCGGTTTACCCGGCAAGCTGAAAATCCAATGGTAATTATATATGTTCATTCCCATAAAACTTTTTTCGAAACCGCTTAAACCACCATTCTTATAATTGTCAAAAAAATCTATTGGTAGAGTCTTTATAATTCCTTGCGGCTGAGATATTCTTTTCATTTTATACCTTAATAGTACACTGGGAATTCTACCATTGAAAATGCCCGAGTGCCATTTGCACTTTTTAATCTATAATGTTCCGGGCGGCAATCTAAGCAAACAAGCTGGTTAGTTTCTTTATCAATAAATCCTTTCCATAGAAGTTGATTATTTTTCTTGGGGCCCGGATTCTTTCTACAGTAACAACAATTTTTTTCTTCTAATAATTTTATCATCTATTTTTAATCAATGGATTGGACAAGCATGTCATCGGTGTATTAGACCCGGCAAACGGATTATGCATCAACGACCTCTAAAGTGCATAAAGTATTTCGGCAAGGTATTATATCACCTTGCTGCCATTTGCCCGGTGTTTTTACGCCGTTAATTTCTTCTTGTTGTGCAAGTGCTATCGGATAAAATTCAACATTCTCCGTATCAAAATCTTCCATTGCTATTCCGGTAAATGTTCCCTTACGGTCATGTTCTACTTTTAATAGTGTTGCTTGTTTAATTAACATTTTAATATTCCTTCCTTTTCGCAGTACCATTTAGAGAGCCAAATACTGTTTTTTTTATCCTTCCGGATATGGCTTAAGGGCACCCAGTGTGTTCCGAATCTATCGGTATGTTTTATTCTAAAACGAAGCATTGCAGCCCGATCGGTCATTATTTCAATTTTAGCAAGCTCAATGCTGTTGTAATTGTAAACATCACTTGGTAGCGGCTGTATTGATTTTAAAAATTCATCTTTAAGATTCATTGGGTAATTCCTTATAGTCTACTTCCTTAAAGATTTTTAGCTGTGCCAAATAAAGCACCGCATCTTTCTTTCCCGATAAACTCCGCTGGACAACTGTTCTGCGTACTGCTTCTTTTGGATCGTTAACAAAATCACCAATTTCTTTTTTGATGTATTCAATGTTTCGGAACATAATGCCGGTGAACTTAACTTTAATCTGCTTTCCGCATAGATCATCGAGTTCTTTATCAATAATTTCTGCCCAGTAAACTTTGTCACGTTTCAATTCGGAGTCTTTCATTGTTGCAGTTGGTTAAGCTCTATTGTTAATCCCACTTTTTCACGTACAATTTCTTTTATGTTATCAATTACTTCTGCTGAGATCTGTTCCGGGACTAATTTTTCATCGATAATAATATCAGCACGTAGAGCCGGTTTTTGAAACAAAGCATCCGGTACATTTATATTTAAGTAAACAACAATTTCATCAGGATGTAATGTTGGTTTCTTATCAGTAATACGTGCCGAAGCTTTCCAGTTATTCACTTTTCTTATTGCCAAGTATTTTGCAAATTTCATTTTACTTCTCCTTATCAAAAAGACCGGGATCGTTTGCGCCGATCTCTTCGCGCCAATTATATATTGTTGTTTTAGAAACGCCTACTGTCCGGGCAGCAGAATCATAAGGAATATGTTTATTCTTTTGCGCCCACTTTTTCTTAAGTGCAGTTACAGATCGGTCGCTGAAATAATGCGATGTACCCCTGAACTCATTATTAAGCAAAATAAAATTATCGAGACCGATCAGATCGATCATTCTCTTTTCACTTTCCGTAAAGCATGACTCAAAATTCTCAATATCTTTTATCCAATCGTGTTTCATGCAGCGTTTTTATCCTTACAAAAGAAATAGTGAATTGCATCAGCAACTTTATTTAAGAAGCTATTAATACCGGCGTAAACCATTATTAAAAACAATATAAAAGCACCGGAATAAAGTGCTGCACCCAAGAGTATTATAAAACTATTAGTAATTATTCTCATAGATGTTGAATAGCTGTTACTATTTTGTGAACATCATTTGCCGACACAAATGAAATATGATCCACACCGACAATTCTCCGGATAAACTTGTTCATTGCAGCTTCAGTTTTCTCCCGGACGTTGGGAGATGTATTCCAGGCTGCATCTATTCTGCGCATCTGTTTTGGTGTAGCAAAGTTAGGATCCCGATTTACATACTCTTCATATTTGAGCTTTGAACCTTTACGTGTTTCTTGCCAGCCGAGTTTTCTGAATAACCTAAGCAGAGTTTCAGCTTGATCAAAATTCAGTTCAAGGCAGCTATGGCATGGCTGACCGGAATGATTTATAAATCCAGAAAGAGTATCCCGGTACTGCTGATCAGAAAGTTTAAGCTGGGATTTAGCAATGTGTATTTTTGCTTTCTGAGAATTTGATACCGGGTGTTCCATATTTTTTTGCGGAATAGTCATCAGTTCAAATTCTCAACTTTAATTTCATCCCAGTTGATTTCGTAATAAGGAGATTCACCTTTAACAACCTTAACACCGGCTGCTTCAAGCTGTTCAACGGAAAGAATATCTCTTTCAGCATCCGAGATAATTTTAGTTTTATTAAGAGAAGTTTCTACATTGATATATTTCAAGTTGAACAGATCTTGAAATTTATCCTTCACCCATTCCCAGTTGAATTTTTTGTTGAGCAGTTTAAGAGAACTTTTCCCGGTCCGGTAACCTATGCGTCCAAAAGTAAGTTCACGGCTTCGCTGATCAGTAAAATCTTTTTTATTCGATTTGCAGAACTCCTCAAGCCGGGATTCTTGATCTGCAATTTTATCCCTCAGTTCTTTAACGGCCGGTTCGTATAATTTTTTTAGCTCTATAATCTTACTCTGAAGTTCGTTCTCTTTATTTTCTGCAGTAAGCTGAAGGACAGCGATTATCTGCAGAGTCTCGTTTACTTCATCGTAACCATTTATAGCAAGTTTAGTTTGTTTTATCTGTTTCATTTGCATCCTCCTTGTGATCGAATAAAGTTGGATCACCTATCTGTACTTTTACATCGGTGAACTTCTCGATCATGTTTTTCATATCGGTTAAAAATTTCTTTTCGCTTTTGTTCTGTGCAGTAAGTGAATCGATCTCTCCTCTAAGCCGGTTGTATTCATCAACAGATGGTTTGAATTTGTTAACCTTCTCTTTGAGGGATTTAATAACATCTTCTCTCTTCAGAATATTTGTACCATAAGTGTTGAGAAGCGCAATAGCCGATTGAATTTGTTCGTTCATTGAACCTCCTTTTTTTTTACAATAATAACATGTAGATTTTTTTATAGTTGACTGACAATACTGCATTTTTAGCACGGAACGGACCCTTTATAAATGAATCCGGATTTGAGTTGATAATTCCGAGAAATATTAAAGCATTCCGTCTTGCACTAATTTTACCGGACGGCCATTTTATTGGATCATCAAAAAATTCACGCACCTGGTTATCAGTAGCTTTTCCACCAAGTTGTAAAATTGCATTTAAGTATTGAATCTCCTGATCGTTAAATTGTTCTTCAAATTTGGTGTAAGCTTCTTTACTAAAATCGCTGCCATCAAACACCCAGTCCGGTAGGTTCTGATATTTTACCGGGACGGACTTCTCCTGGTTAAATAACGGCAGATCTGCTGTAATGCCCAGACGGTCAATACGTTCTTGTTTCAATATGTTGTGTTTGTACGGCATTAAATGTTAGTTAACAGCTATTATATTAAATGAACTTTCTTGTTCTACTTTTTCATGGAATAACTTTTTATATAAACCGCGTAATGCATGATAAGAACGGACAAGTTCTTTATATTCATCACTATCAACATCAGTGTGGTTAAGAATTTTTTGATATACTTCTTGAGCAAGTTTATCTGTTGTTTCAACAGAAGAAACAGAGTTAAGGAAGTTTCTTACAGCTTTATGTATTCCTAAATGTTTCATTTAATTCTCCTATTTCTTGTTGGACGCAAGATTTGCTTCCGCTGCAATTATTTTTTGAAAATCGGGATCCTTGAAAGACATATTGATATAGCTTCTCCAATTTGCTAAGCCCATATTTTCTTTTAATGCAATGGCACAAAGAACGAACACGAGCCGGTCGTTGTATTTTTCAGATAACTCATAAAGGTCATCGTATATTTTCTCTGAAGATGATTTAGCCATTGTTTTTTACCGGGTATTTGTAATTGTAAATAGCTTTAAGTATTCCGGAATTATTTGATCTGATTGATTCCAACTGTTCTTCGGGAGTTAGAACTTTATTCAAGATCATTTTAGCAGTCTTACGGAAGATCTCTTTTTGTTCTTTATTAAGTAACGGCATTTCGAAGCCAACAAAACCAAGATGGTATATTAACGTCATTACTTCTTTAGCCGAGAGATTTAAAGTTATTTTCATCTTTCAATCAGCTCCTTCTTTGCGTGAATCCATTCTTTATCTCTATTAATAAAACTTCCCTTGTTTATCGTGATTGCATCTACAACCACATCAACCCAGGTCATGCCGTGTGTTGCATGTTCAATAAACCGTTCGGGATCTTCTGCAAAGTATTCTACAGCTTTTTTTATTGCTTCTTCAAGATCGATCTTGCTGATTTGCTGCAGCACGTAACGTGCGTAGTGGCGGATAATCTCCGCAGTCGGAATATCATAAACGGCATCTTTGCCGAATGTTACTCTCAAATATTTGTTAGTTATCATTTTTCACCTTTTGTTAGGCACAGATTGAAAATCTGTGCTACTATTATTTTTCTTTTTGTTGTACCAAATAGTTTTTAATACTTTATTCTGGACTATCAATTTTGCATTGTACTCGGGAGAGTAGAGCAGCACTCCATCTTTGTTATCGGAAAGGTATTGTGCTGTATCAACAATAATTGTTAAAGCAGTACGTGCTTTTTCGTAACGGTTCTTTCCGGTGCAAGCTTCAAGGTTTGGATTGAACCGCTCAATAAATCTATTGCATACGTGGTTGCTTATTTTAATGTTCATTAGACCTCGCTTCGACTCCGCTCAGCGCGAATCTTGTGGATGTGTTTACATTTGTGGCAGAGTCTGAAATCACCATCTTTGGTAATCCATTTATTTATATTGTCAACATGTGTATCGTAACGTGATTTAATTAAGCCGCAGAGCATTGGGTCACTCAATTCATAATAGATGTGTACAATTTTCTTTTTCTTTTTAGCCATTGTTCACTCCTTATGTCAACAGCATACTTGCTGCTTGATCAATAAGTGAATCGGTAATCTTTTCAGCATTTGTATTTGTTGCTTCACGAACTAAGTCCATCAAGTTCTCAAGTATTCTTCCATTCATTTTAGATACTGAATGGAATGTAGCATAGAACTGAACAGCCTCCGGGTAATTGACTTCAAGGATTTTCTTCGTGTCGGAAATTGTTAGATCGTTTACTTCAGCTTTGATACCGATGCGTGAATAGAGCTGTTTTAATTCTCCTTTACGTCCTCGCAATTTCTGCAGCATTATGTTAGTACCGGAAAGCAGAATTGGAATACCGGCGAAATCGTAAATCCTTCTTACTATTTCCAAAGTGTCAACACTAAGATGTTCGCCTTCATCAACAATCAACAGCCGGTCAGTTCCTTTAAGATCATTGATAATATCTTCGAACATATTATTGAGAATCTGGTCATCAGATTTTTTCAACTCCCTTAGGATTGAAGTTAGAAGAGCACGTTTTGTTATTAACTTGTGAGCCATAACAAGAATTGTACGCGGATGAGTGCGCGCATATTCTTTAACAGCCATTGTCCTACCGCACCCGGGTATGCCGAACACTACACCGATCTTCCGGAATTTTTTAACATAATCGGTTGTAGTAAAAACATCTTCTGCAACACTGGTGCGTGCGAAGATTCTTCCGGGTCTTGTCTGAAGAATATCACTTGAATTGTAGCTATCGAGATAATCTTCCACTTTGGCAGCAAGTTCGGAAAGCATCTCAGGAGAGACTTTGTATTTACCGTGTGCAAATAAATTGATTCTTGTACTACCGCCACCAATGTTTTTTGCAAGATCATTATAAGAGACAGCTGGATTGGCTTTGACAAATTCCAACAGACGCTTTTGGATTTTCAGAATTTGCTCGTCATTGAGGATTTGCATATTATTTATACCTCCGTTTTATGCCCGCCTCGATTCGACAGAGTCGAAGCGGGTGTTTATGTTAGGAGATGCATGACGTTAACTCTTGGTAGGGGTGCGTCATGCAGTTATTTATTTTTTCCTGAAATCCGATTCAACAGTATGAACCGTCCTATAAAAATTCATCTCCCTGATCCTATCAACACTAAATGGATTATTAAAGATCAGCATAAGAGGAATTTTAGCATCGATCATTTTATCTATGGTGATGCTGTGGCGTGAAATAAAATCGGCGTTCGTTAGAATTAATATTTTGTCGGATAGGTAATTATACACGTCGGCTTCCATGTCTTTGTACTTAACAAATTTGTGGATAACCGTATTTCTTCTGTGTTCATTATACTGTGCATAGATATAGTTGAATATTTCCGAAGTACCGCGATGCGTTAGGCAATCGATCACTTTTGCATTACCTTCTTTTTCAAGACGGCTCAATGCATCTTCCACTAATTCTTTAGGCGGTACGTAAACCAAGCCGACACTTTTTTTAATATTGAATACTCTTTGCGCAGTTTCGAACACAAGATTTTTCTTCATGGATATTAACCCTCCGCAGCAGATTTTAATTTGTTCAGAAAGTTCTCTGTATTTATTTCAGTATTTGTGCTACTGTTATTACCGATTTTTTTGAAAAAGTCTTTTGATACTTTCTTTTCTTTCTTCGTCTCTATTGCTTCGCCGGAAGTACTATTCTGTTCAATCTGGAATATCTTCCGGTCTTCAATTTGTTTGCGGACTGCCGGTACAATTTCCTGGCTTAAAATTCTTTGTGCATCATGAGTAACAGATTTTTTAAGACGGGCTTTCATGGTAAGAAAATCTTTTACGTTGTCAGCATCTTCCCTTGTACCAAGTATTTTTGCCGCCGGGTGCATTTTTTTAATAGGCTGCGCTTCGCAGATAAACTGACCATTTTCATCATATACAAATATTGAATCGCGGTAAAGAAGATCGTACCGAACAAGAACATTAGTCCATTCTTTACCAAATAATTCTTCACTATAGTAATAATCACCGAACATCCTAATGCCGTTTTGTTCTATGCGTGCGGCTTTCTCTTCCATCATTAAAAATGTAAGCATCTTAGGATCGATACCTTCGCCTCTTCCGTTTTCAAACACCTCGATTGGACGCAGACCTTTTAAGTGCCCTGATTCTTGCTTGCGTTTAGACCAGTTATCTACCCACCATGCAATTGCCTGGTGTGCCTGGAATATATCGAGTGAAAGTCCGTACATAAATTTTTCATGTATTCTCGAATGAAGCTTTTCACCGCGTTTGGTATACGCCGGTTTCATCTCTATAGACGTGCCGGTGTAAGTAGGCATCAAACGTTCAAGTTCTGCCATCGTGTGCCAATAGGGTTCGATTGTTTTGCTTTGCGGATGGTAGGGTCTAGCAAAAATAACTTTGATGCCGAGCCGGGCAAAGAGACCCGTAAAAATGCTTAGGTCTTGACCGTTGAAAAATTTAGAGCGGAATGCCTTCCCGTTATCTATGTAAACAATTTTAGGTATTTTACCGAGGGTTAATATTGCACGTCTTAACGCAAGCGCGATGCTTAAAATATTTTCGCTGTAGTCAATATCCCAGCCGACAAGTACACGACTGCGTGCATCCTGGAAGCCAAGAAGATTCATCCGTTTAGGTTTACCGGTAACCGGGTCCTTAATTGTAAAATTTAATGTATGCCCGTCCGCAAATAAAATATCGCCGACCTCAATCCTATCCCAATCGCGCGGTGCAAACGGAAGTTCATTCTTATCGAGATATGCTTCGCCTTCTCTATAGAAGCCCCAGACCGCACGATATTCTTTACGGAATAATTCCAGATAACGTTGGTATGTTTTCCTTGATAAAATTATTCCTTCGTTTCGCATTATGAAAACTTCGCGTGCTTCACGAGCCACTTCTGCTATAGGTCTGTTGCGCGGATCGAGAGCGAGTTTGATTATAAACTCTGCCTGATGTAAAGGAACGGTGCTGTATTTGAACCGGCTGTAGTTGCGTGCCAGTACACGGTGATCTTTGCCTGATTTTATATAACGCGTCTTCCACCGGCGCAGTGTTCGAATATCTCTTTCGCCCACCGTTGAAAGTAATTCCGGGTAGGCACCCAGGTTGTAAAGATTTACAAATTTTTCTTGTGCCTTACATTTGCGTTTGTGGAATTCAGGCTGGCAACAGTAATCTTCCATTAGGTTTAACAGAGATGCAGCTGCTAATGCAAATTTATTTTCCGACGGCGATAACTCGTTCTGGTTGACTATAATCTTTGAATCATGCGGAATAGGCAAGCGGTTTTTTGTTTCCTCAACAAATGCAGCCGCTTGAATTATTCTATCATCTGCAAGCGTATCTGCAAGTGTAGTTATCAATCCGCCGGTTTGTTTAACACGTATTTCGGGAGTGATTAACGGATCATTAATTGATACGTAACCTTCTCCATTTATTTTTTGGTAAGTAGAATATTTACCCCTGGCAGCACGCTGACGGATGGAATTATATTCCTTCTGGAACTCAAAGTCGTTTGTGAGCCTGGCAAGTTCTTTAAGAGAAATCATTTCAGTATGAATCATAATTCCCTCGAATAACAATATTCTTTAATGAAACCCTTTAATTCAGGGACAGTTTTATAAGGACAATTGATTTTTACTCTAATATGTTTTATATGGTATTGAATCATACGATAGGAGACAGAAAGAGTTTTGGATATTTCCTGGATGCTTTTACCCTCAGATAATGATTCCAGAACAAATAATTCAACCGGATTCAAAACATTATTAATATAGATTCTGGTAGGGATTGAAAATTTTTTATAAATCTTTTTTGCGTAATAAAAGGAGAATATATAATTGGTCTTTTCTTTTGATGCTTCTATACCAAGAAGCCATAGTATATTAATATTTAGGAAGCGGGATATTTTCTTTAGAATTAAGAAAGTAGGTAGTCTATAACCATTCTCAATATCACGTACAATTAACCTTGTTAAACCGATTTCGTTACCCATATAGATCTGACTTATTGAAAATTTACTTAACCTAACTTCTTGAATGCGTTTTCCCAATGCTACACTATTAAAGGGATTATTGAGAGCCGACTGCTTATCGGCTCTCTTGAACCGGAGGATAAGGGACTTCGCCATGGGCGTAAGCAAATTTTTTATTTTAACAATTATGTTCATAAGTAAAATTCGTATTGACCGTTAAATTCTTTCTCTACTAAATGTTTAGCCGAGCAGCTTTTTTCTAGTACAGCGTTCAAGGTTGCCAAAACTTCTTTATAATATTCTTCGGTAGGTTCGTTAAAGAAACCGATCAGTTTCTTGGCTGCGTTTACAGTTGATTCCTGATATTCTGAAATAAACGCATTCTTCTCTTTTTTGTTTACTTTTATTTTAGGCAATGCCACAAGAACAAAGCCGCAAAGATTAGCAATGTGCTTCAGTACGGAATAATTGCCGGTAGCTTTCATTAACGGAATTAAATAGTCTAAAGGGAAACGTACACCGGATTCATCTGTGGGCAATGCAGAACGGTAAAGGTAACTTGAACTGATGCTTGTCTCATCAGCCAGCTGTGCAACTGATTTACGGTTGCGGTGGATTGTTTCGTAAAGACAGCTTTTTATTGATTTATCTTCCATATTTAATAAGCCATTAAAATTTGATTAATTGATCTTTCAAAAGGACTTAAACTTGTTATAATCTTTCCAGAAATCTTTAATAGTAATTGCTTTATGCTTCTTTTATGTTGTAACAAGAAATTGAAAGGCGTAATAATGGATTTAACGGAATTATTTAACAGAGCTACCGAAGAAAGGGAAGAAATTCTTCTTACAATAAGTGATACTGTAAACACTAAGGTAAGAAAGAAACAAATAAATGATTTTATAAATAATAGTATTGATGAAATAGAAGAATATATAAAAGCAGATACGCCGGAAAGAGCAAAGAGGATTTTAGAACTTGATGAAACCGGAAGAGCTTTATTGCTGAATAGCTGTCTGACTGTTTTAGATAAAGCAGTAAAAATTTGTGATGGATTTGTACGGCTATCGTACCAGTTAAACGATACCGAACCGAAATATACTTTTGTTAAAACCGATCTTTTATGCATTGCTGTTGACATAATGAATTAAGCTGCTTTTTGTTTGTTAAGTTTTAGATCGTAAGAAACGTATTTAATTAATGAACCGTAAAGCTTTATAATTGTGTTACGGAGTTTCCAGAGTGCTTTTTGGTTTTTCTTTTCACCTATTAAAAGTCTCCTTGCATAGGTATAAGAAAAACCGGAGGCTTTCGAGACCATAAGAAGATTAATCAAACGCTGGTCAAACTCGATGTCTAATAATTTTACTTTATTGTTTGTCATGTAATTATTATTATAAAAGTGTTAAAATTGAAACCATTACAATTATACAGATTGTATAATTATTTGTCAAGGAATATTTTTATTATTAATAAAATCACAAATAGTGAACTTGGTTTTAGGATAGCCTTTGTAAGGAATAAACTTGGTCTAAATCAAACAGATTTTGCTAAAATATTAAAATTAAGTACGCCGGGTGCTATCAGCCACTGGGAGAAAGGATTAAGGAAACCGGATATTGATACATTACAATTAATTGCTGAAAAGGGAGAGGTTGATTTTTATTGGTTACTTACTGGACAAGAATACAATAATCCAAATGATGCTGTCAATAAAATATTTAATGAAGGAGTTAAAGCCGCAGAATTTAAGCGGATAAAAAAAAACCTATCAAAAGTAGGATTGCAAACATTTAGAATAGTATCTAGTTTATCAGCTGGCAAACCTAAAGAATTTTTTGAGGATAACCAGCTTGGTAATGAGCAAGATATAGTATTACCATACCCACATAAAAATTGTTTAGTACTTCAAGTTAAGGGTGATAGCATGGTAAATAAAATTAGTGACGGTGACCTTGTACTTGTTGATTTAACTTTGCCACCAAAAGACGGAGATATAGTAGCAACAAGACTTAAAAGCGGCGAGCAATTTATAAAACGGATGAAACAATTTAATGGGTGGTTAATGTTCTATTCAGAAAATGAAGATTATCCGCCCATTATAAAAAAAGAAGACGATGTTGAGTATTACAATAAAGTGGTGAAAATAATTAAGGATGTATGAAACATTTAATACTTGTAATCTTATCTTTTGTAACAATTAGTTGCACTTCAAAAGAAAGTAATCCTACAAATAATAATCCAAATAACGAAGAACCATTTTGGGAAATGACAGCTCCCTTAGGTAAAAGAATAGATGTTTTGTATGTTGATTCAAACGATAATATTCTAGTAGCAACAGCAAATGGATATTTATACCGATCTTCTGATAATGGTAACAATTGGAACCTGATTAATGAAGAATTAACAAATAGAATAACCCACATTTATTCAGTTGTAGTAAATTCACATGGTCATATTTTTATAACGACCGGTCAAATATATCGATCTACAGATATTGGACAAACATGGACAGAGGTAAGCAATAATAAAATAAGATCAGATTATTTATTAATGGACAATGATGATATTATATATGGGATCTCATGTTGTGGATGGGGCTGTAGTGGAGTATATCGATCTACGGACAACGGCGAAACATGGATTATTCCATCTATTATAGATCCAAATTTTACCCCCTCTATTATTGTTATGAATTCTAAAAAACAAATATATGCCACTGATGAAGAAGCACTTTATAAATCAACTGATTTGGGTTTAACGTGGAGTAAAATCAGAGATGGTTATAATTATTCAATTGCGGTAAATAAAAATGATGTAATATATTTAATAGAAGGTAATGCATTATGGAAATCATTATTCAAGTCTATTGATGATGGATTTAGTTGGGAGAAAATAAAAGATGTATCCATCACAGAATTATTAATCAATAACAAAAATTATTTTTACGGCATTAATAGTACAAATGGTTTATTGTGTTCTTATGATGAAGGAATAACATGGAAAGAAATTAATAAAGGTTTAGGTGTTTTACATGTGAGAGATATTGTTATCAATTCCGAGGGCTTTCTCTTTGCTGGTACCGCCGATTATGATAATTATAACAACCTCAACAAAGGTGAAGTATATCGTAGTATCAAATCAACCACTAATTAACCGGGCACACCGCGTTTAGAAACAAAATCGGCATACAGTTTTGTAAAAGTATCAGTATAAATTTCCAAGTATTCTTTTTCCAGTTCTGGTTCTTCCTTGCCGGTTAGTGTAACTAAATATTTCATAGTTATTTTTTTTAATGCACCTAAAGTAGAGCAAACAAGAAGATCATTCGCTAGCAAATTCATAATATCTTCCTGACTATAATTAAACTTATAATCTTTAAAAGAATCAAATATTTTCTTTAGATCATTTTCCATTTATTATTGTCCTTTTCTAAATTCAAAATCAGCATTGTTGAAACCTTCATTAATATCATCTTGAGTAATAAATGCACGTGCCGGTCTCTCGGCTAATTCTTTAATA